TCATGTCCACTCATTCTCACTAGGAAGAGGAGCATCTCTTCAATCAGGTGGCCATAGAGAAACTTGATCAAGGTGTGAGGTTGAATCTTCTCACCTTTGAATCCTTTGAAGTGATGCCAAAGGTAGCGATCAGTCTTACCAATGTTTGACATCCTAAGTTTTCTAGCATCGAAGGAGTGAGGGAGGAAGTCATGTTTCATGATCTCCTTCATACCCTCACCAAACTTCTCAATCTCTTCCTCTACATTGATACCTTGAGGAGCTCTTTTAGTTCTCATGAGAGAATAAATGTCATCTACTAATGTGTCAACTGTCTTAGTCATTTTCTTTCCTTGTTTCATTCAAATCATAATCTTTAGAGAGTACCCCACATTGTAAAAAAAACCCTGATGCTGCCCATACCCCATCAGAAAGGTATGTTTCTTTGTTAATACATTCATCACCTTTCCTACAACATGTTTCACATTTTGTATCATCGTGTGTATATTCTATCTCTAATGTGTCTGTGCCCATGTTTTACCTACCTTATATTCACCATCCAAAGGACAGCGTAGTTTCAAATTAATTCCTGCCGCTTTAATACACTCTACTGCCAACCATCCAAACTTTTCTGCTTGATCCTCCCTGACTTCTGCCTGTATTTCGTCATGAATATTACCAACAAATTTATAGTCTATATTATATATCTTACCATACTCATCTAGTAATGTCAAGGCTTCTTTCATTACTACTGCTCCTGCACTTTGGAACAGTGCATTGAGAGCTTTGTGGGGGCTGAGGATTTTGATGTGTCTGCCATCGAGTCCCTTAAGATAGCCTCGCTTTGAAACCTCGATAACTCGCTCTCGTAAAGCTCCAAGTGATGGCGTATTACTGAGGAACTTTGACTTAATTCTCTTACCATCTCCTGCATTTCCACCAATGATACTCCCGATCTTTTGGTCTCCTGCACCATACAGGAACGCATAGATAAAAGTCTTCGCCTGATCTCTTGATTGAAGTTCCGCAGCCAATTGGTTTGCTGTGTGTATGTCTCCATTAACAACCTCATTTGTATACTCCTCATCATTCATATAATGTGCTAGCATCCTTAGCTCCAAGCCACTAGCATCCATCCCCACTAGAGAGTAACCCTCAGGTACAGTCCACAGACTCCTCATCTCCTCACCATAAGGAGAGTAACCAGCTACCACTTGAGCCATGTTGGGAGAGCTGTGTGTCATCCTACCTGTAATTGCTCCATTACTATTGACATACCCATGTACCCTACCATCATCCTCAGTGGCCTCTAGCCATGAGGTAGCCTGTGCTATTCTCTTCTGTACCATGAGATACTCAGCTATCAATTGAGCCTCCGGTATCCCTTTGACCTTGCTTAGAACTGACTCATCTACAATAGCACTACCTTTCTCAGTAAACTTCTTTGGTTTCCATCCAAAATACTGGAGGTGTCTAGCTATTTGCTGTCTACTACCAAGGTTGAACTCTGGAAAATCCACTCTACAATGCTCTCCCCACACATTGCAGTAAGCATCACCAAGATACTTAAGACCAACCACTGAGAGATCACCTGTCTTTTTATATTTAGGTACAACAGTCTTACCTGCTTTGGCAAGAGGGATAAAAGTTTTATGTACTTGTTCTTCAATTTCAATTTTCTTCTCCTTAAGTTTTGCTAAAAGAATATATGCTTTCTCTTGATCTATAGTCCACCCATTGTTGATCTGGCTTTGGATAATAGTTTGTACTCTATGCTCAAGACTGATGCTCTTGTCTCCAAAATTTGTAAGCTCACTTGATACCGCCCTATGAACCTTAGCAGTAACCTCAACGTCTTGCTGACAATAATCCACCATTTCAGGCGTAAGTTTAGACCAATCATTATAATCTCCTTTGTAATCTCCAAGCTTAATTCCCCACTCCTTGAGACTATGCCCCCCATCTCTCTGAGGATTAGCCAATCTACTGAGCACCAATGTATCTGTTAGTTTAATACCAGTGAAGTCAATACCCAAGAGCCTCTCTAGTACAGGTATGTCATACCCTATAATATTATGACCAATTACTTCATCCACATTATTAGTTCGTAGATAATTCCAAAAGTCACCAATAGCATTATCACAAAATGTGACCAGTTTTCCACCATTATCAATCTCCTTTATAACTATCACCCATATCTTACTAGGCTTTAGTCCATTAGCTTCTATGTCAAAAATCACTCTCATCTTCAATTGCCCTAGTCTCAGGATTAGAAGTCTCAACCATTCTACCAGTATCTTTATCATAATACAAGTAACAAGCTGGTCCTGTCAACCCACTAAATCTATTCTTCAAGACTCTAACAGTAGTAGTGTTCCTAATCTCAGGATCCTCATGCTGTTGGTTTCTCTCTAGTCCTATGACCATATCAGATAGCTGTGCAATAGAGGCACTACCTCTCAGTTCAGCTAATGAGATCTGGCCTCCATCCTCATGAGCCTTACCTTGTGGTCTCCTGAGGTGAGAGACTAGAAATAATCCTACTCCTGTCTCCTGTACCAATTGTCTCAACTTTGTCATGATAGCATCAATAGCCTTACGCTCATCAGCTACCTCTTGATCTGACACTACAATAGATAGATGGTCAAGGATGATCCACTTACAGTCCATTCCTTTAGCTAGGTATCTCACTCTACTTAATAGATTATCCTCACTGGTACTACCAAAGTGATCATAGAAGTGATACCTGTTTGTACCCATTGTAGCATCCCAATACTTCTTCTTATCCTCTAAGGATACCACACTATCAGGTAAATGTAAAGGTTGATTAGCCTCAATACTCATAATTCCTAAGGCTGATCTTTTAACTGACTCCTCAAGAGCCAAGACTCCTACGTTATCCTCAGTAGCTTTTAGTAGATAATGCTCAAGCTCTCTAATGACTTGAGACTTACCCATCCCTGAGCCTGAGGTGATAGTCACCAACTCACCAGCCCTAAAGCCATACGTGAGGTCATTCATACAATCCCAAGGGTAGGGTATAGAGTCTACCTCTAGCTCCTCTATGACAGCCTCCCAAGTATCTTTAGAGCTGACAATACCATCAGGTCTATAGACTTTACTATTCCACCAAGCCTTTGTGAAGTCCTGTATCCTTCCAGCCTGTAGCATTTCCCCTGCATCCTTGAGAGGCAAGGTACAAACCTTAGCTTTATTAGGTGAGAAGAGATCAAGAACATTCTGTGTTGCCTCCTTACCTGCTGAGTCCTGATCAAAACATATAACTACAGAGTCAAAAGACTCTAGAAACTCTAAAGATTTCTTAATGTCCTTGACTGCTGACTGAGCTCCATTCTTAATAGAGACTACAGGCCACTGGTTGTTAAACATTTCACTTACTGCCAGTGCATCCAGCTCACCTTCAACTATGGTGATAGCCTTACCGCCCTGCTGAAACAAATGCTCACCAAAGAGTCCAGCCTCTGACATACTACCAGTAGCATAGAAGTCTTTACTCTTTACTGTTCTAACTTTACTACCTACAACTTCATTGTCTTTATAGTAAGGGTAGTGGTGTTTGGTAATAGAACCATCCACCCCATACTCAAGAGTAACATTAAACTTCTCACAAGTCTCTTGAGATATTTTCCTATCTGGTATTGATCCACTCACACCTGTCATTTCAATTGGTTTCCTTTTATTTTGTGTGACACTACCTTGTCGCTGTTGAGCAGCTTGACTGCGTTCACCATGTTCATAGTGGTTACAACCTGCACTAAAGCAGACAGCGTGGCCATCTGAATAGCGAGCTAGGTTGTCTCCACTTCCACAAGATGGACAGCTCTCATGCTGTACAAATGTGGATTCTACCATCAGAAGTTCTCTTCACCTTCCACATGATTCTCAGCCAACTCAAGGACTCTCACCTTATTGAGATAAGTTGGAACACCATGTACAGGGTGAGGTTTCCCATCTTGCCACAAGACACGTACCTTAGAGCCACGTCCAACACGACCTATAAATGGTTCATCATCAGTATCCAAGACTGCTACAGGATACTTACTGGAGAACTTACGTTGAGCCTCTCCATTATAGTCTCGCATCTTGACACCCATGTCCTCAAGTGCCTTACCTTCTGACTCATCCATTGTCAAGGTAATAGAATACTTACCTGTTGACTGACCATTGTACTGCTCATGCTCATTAAGTGACTCAAAGGCCACAGTTCCAGTTGTAATTGACATAATATCTTTCTCCTTTAAATAATTTAATCAGTTAATGTCAAGGGTTCTTAAGTCTCTAAAGAGTCTTAAGAGCTAAAGAGTATATACTATATATTATAAATACCCTTTAGCTCTTAAGAGTCTAAAGAGTATATACTATATAATAGTAATATCCTTTAGCTCTTAAGTACTCTATAGTACTATTGTACCAGAATCATCTATGAATGTCAAGTCCTTATTGTTGTCAATTGTAGAATCCTCCTCACTTATGTCATCAAAGAATACCCTATAGCTAACTGAGAGACAAGAGCTACATAGATCAGAGTAGTCATTGGTAAAAGGATCTATTTTCCTCAGCTCCCATTCATTCATCACTTTGTCACATGCTTTACAGTGCATTTTATTTATCTCTCCTAACGCTGTTAAGACAGCTCTGCTGGCGATTATCAAATAAATCAGTGTGTCTAGTAATCAGATCGTGATTGCTATACTTTCCATAGCCATCATAGAGTCCAAAGAATGCCCACTCCTTTAGCTCCTCTAGTGACATATGTTCTATGTCATACTCAGCAAGCTCCTGTTGCATTTGACTCCTACTAATTGGATCAGGCTCCTCTAGATCTTGAGAGTCTAAAGTGTCTATCATTTGTTGTTTATAATATCCCATTATTCTATCCTTGTTGCTGTCTCTTTAATCTCATTGACATAAACATCCCCATAGTCCCAGCTACCATATGTATAGGGTGACTTAACAGCACAGAACCAACGTGCATGTGGTTTGTTGTCATCCTTCTGCCACTTCTTTAACACTCGCCACTCCCAACCAGTACGTCTATTCTCCCACACCTCATGTGGTTTGTCAACTGTTGTCTCTTTTCTACCTTCCCATGTACTCATTAGTATATCTCCTTCATTACATAGTCCCAGACCAGATCATTGTCTTTATTGATTTCATCTAGTTCATAATCAGACAATACCCTACCAGTCATATCCTCTGCATAGCTTATGTACGCATCCACATAATCTGGTGCATCCATATGGTCTATGCCTTCTATCTCTACATTGTATATCATACCAATTCTCCTGTTTCAGTGTCATGGCTATCATACCACATGTCTGCCTCTTTTGTCAAATAGTCCTCATAACTCATTACTTCTTCCTCTTCCTCTTCCTCTGATGGTATCTCATGGATCTTGACTATCAACCTAGGATTTTTATTGTAATATTCTACACTATCCCAAGCATCCCTTCTATCCTCATACTGCTCATAATCTAGCCAACCTTCCGCTACATTATATATCTCTAGTTCATACATAGTCCTGAGACCTCCTGTAAGGCTCTCTCAGGAGACTTCTCAAGTATTCCATAGTAGGACTAGGGGTAACTTAAGAAGCTCTGAGAGGAGCTGTTTATACTCTGTAGCTAATCTTTACCCCATTAGCTCTGATCTCTTTAATACCCTCCTTTCGCAGGGTTCTAAATTCTCCAAGCTTGACATCATAGATTCTAATGTAGCGGCCATTGTTTCTTGTGTCACTCCCATGGACTCCAATGCGTCCATTGTAGTAGCGATGTTCACCCTTCATGGTTTTATATGTCACTCCAATGAATGTTCCATTGGATCTCAAGATACCCTCAATGGATGGTACTGGATTGTGTGTGTACTTACTGTCATAATTTGCTGTTACATGATACATTTTAATTCCTTTCATTTAATTTAACTTAATGTTACAACTCTTTGATAAATCTAATCTTATTAGCTAATACCCATTGGCCGCCTTGACTCTCTGGTCTATTATACATCTGATAGTCTTCAACTTCAACCTCTACCCATATTCTATTCTTCTCTGAGAGGTGAGGTGCTTCTGGTTTCAGAGTACAGTGCCATCCTTGCCTAGTGGCAAACCCTTTAGTTGGGTGACACTCTGAATTGTACCACTGTCCCATCTGTAAGTCAAGTGTTTTGTTGATAAATAGTGGAGACAATCTACCACTCTTGAGCTTTCTAACTAGCTTATAAGCTTTCATTATATCACCTTTTTAG